CGGCTCGATTCTTTGAGTGTCAAAAATGCTTCTAAACTCTTTAGTATGTTGTCTGAAAATTGGCTGTCATACGCTTTCGTAATCGTTTGCCAAAATTTATCTTGTGTCAATTCGCTCTCTTGTTGTATTGACTTCACCATATCAACCATTGATAGTTGGTTAGCTGGTTGCATCGTCAGCACGCTTATTTCATCAAGTTTAAATTCCGTGATAATTCGGCTATCCTGTTTATCCCTTTTCATCACCCATCCACCAATGGAAAAACCACACTCAAAACCATTTTCAAACATGAATTTAGCCTCCTGATAGGTGTCTTTCCCTAATTGGGTGTCCATGATGATTTTTGCTTCCATGTATAACCCATAAGGATCATAAGCATCTAATTTTAATGGAACACCCACGAACTCGCTTGACCTGTGATTCTTATATATTTTCATTGACTTATGATTTTCAGAGACTGTTTTTGCAAAGCATCCAAGCCTCGAAATATCACCCTGCAAATCCTCTATATTATAAACATTTGCATAACCAGACAATATCCCATCATTTGCGCTCTTGAATATATCCGCTTTTTTTATCTTGTAATCTTTTTGCTCCATATCGTGGTACAATAAATTTTTAATTCCTTAATTCCTTAATCTTGCATTATAATATGCTTCACTTACATATGTTACCGTGCAGCTGCAATTAACAACATTGCGTGCACTTAAATTTTCAGCATGCGGATAGTCTGCATACTCAACGCCATATTCATCAACTATTTGAAACTGTTCACTCTCCGGGATAGCCATGCCGTCAAGTGCCACATGGTGCGCTCTTGGGTCTTTCGCTCCCCTGTGCATCCATATTTTATACATAGTGAACTCTCCTACCTCTTCTTTCCATGCAACAGCCGCTTGCCGTTGTGATTCGTTCGCCATCTGTGCCACTTCCGTACGTGCTATCCTCATTGCCCTTTGCCTGTCAAATATTTTAAGTTGGTCTACTATCTGATTAAACGGCACACCTACATTATTCCTTAAAACTTCCTGAACCGCTTCCTTAGTAAAATTGTCAATAGCGACTATCTTTTGAGCCATACGTGTCTGAACAAAAACTTCCATCCACACCCTCCACGCTGTACTAAAGAAATCGGATACGCTTTTGCCCGTTTTAAGCCCGTTTAAGAGATTGTATTGGCTGCTACCTACTGTTAACCCATCTACTCCATAAAGGTCGCTAAAAATAGGCTCAAAACGTGAAATGAATGTGCCTGTCTCGATTAGTTCATCCCTCTGCCTCTGCAATTCCTTGTAAATTTTTGCACGATATTTCCTCTCCAAACGAAACATTCGCCTGTCAAGTGCTGTCTGATACCGTGTGAAAAATCTACTGTTTGCCATATCTTTTAATTAACAAAATCATTGCCCCCTGAATAGTCGCTTAAAGGTATTTTATTTGTATCAATAAATACCTCATCCGCATATTCGTTATCGATTGAATCGAAGCCATCAATCGCCCTCAACTCGTTCAGCGTTAATTTGCCCTCCAAACTCTTTCGCTCTTCAAGTGACACCTGTAATTCATCGTACAGGCTTGTATCGTAATCAAGTACATAATTAATGAACCGTCCTCCCTCTGTCCTGAAAGGATCAACCAGCCATTTGTTAAGCGCGTCCTCCTGCTTGTTCAGGTAAGGAAGTATAACGTCTCTAATAAACCTTGCTGCACCCTCTTTCTGATTCTGATAGGTCGGGTTTTTCTCAAACAGAACAGCAGGAACTCCCCATAAATCGCATAAATTGTCACCCGCTTTTTCAAGCGAGTTAATGATGTTAAGCGCATCAGGTGATAAACCTATCTGGGTGTACTGGAGTGGCATACCGCTCACGACAATTTTATTTTTATTGTCCACACCCTGTATCTTAGCCTCCACCATCTCCTGGGTTTTCTCCCTCTGTTCCGGATTCAACCAATTTTCCTTATCAGGGTGATTAGGTGAAATGATACCTTTTGCCCCCTCGTTCTGCAATGACTTCAACCACGCTTCAATGGCATAGTCATCAAGCTGCAAGTATTTTAATCCCGCCAAAAGCGGTGAAAAACCCCTGAACTGTGATCCCCCGATGTCAAATAAAGGACTTGCCATCTTCATGTGAAAAACATTCTTCATGTCATCACCTATCCACGTTCTAACACGCCCATCAGGCATATTGTACTGCCACCCCACCAACTCGTCATTCTTAACGATATGGTTCATCCTTGATGGTGGCACAGTGTATAATTCGAGTGCCTTGTATGAGTTTAATGCCGTCTCCCGTATATAGAACGATTCGCCCTGTACTGTGTAAAACAACCAGAATAGTTCTGATAAATCCCTCCACGTCTGAACATGGTTAGGGTTTTCCAGTAATTGGAACAGGTCGCTCTCCTCCGGTGCATATTCAAGTGATTTAGTGTACAACCTTTTTTTCACGTGTTCTGTCGGTGTGGCGTTATACTTGTTGTTCCTGTATTTCCTGTACTTCCTTGCCTTGTCATCGCCATTGTCAATGTATAGTTCAAGCTGGGCAACACCTAATTTTTGAATGATCTTCTGGACTATCTTATAAACATTTGCATTTTTCGTGTACCCTTTCTCAACGAAATCTTTCGCTTCCCAGCTATATAACGTCAACGGTACATTATATAGCGAAAAAGGACTATTGAGCGGTGTGCCCAACGCCTTTGTTGAATGTTTTTTTAATCCAAGTGCTTTTTTAATCATCTTCGCTATATAAATTTATTCCTGCAAATACCGTGAATGTTACCCAAAAAATAATCAAAGCCACCCGGCTCCCTACCCACCAATCCGCGAAATTAAATGTCAACTGGATAAATGAAATTGAATCGTATATAAGCATTAACGCCGCAAGTGATAGCATCACAAGCGTCAACAGTTTTTTATGTTCCTGGCTTAACTTCATATCTTATCCTATTGAAAATTCGAACTTATTAATCTTATGCATAACGGCATAGCGTGATGCATCTAAACCGTGATTATAGGCATCAATGGGTTTATTAGTCGGGTTACCATCCTTATTTAACGCCCAGCTATATGCCCTTAACTCCTTTATCAAATTAACACTCCTTTTAGTTACATATATAGGTTTGCTTAAAAGAGTGTCAAGACCTTTAATGATGCTATCAGGACCTTTGACCGCCCCCTTCACATTATACCCAGCATTGCACATCTCCTGAATGCTCTTAGGCTCTGCACTGTCGGCTATGATCTCATCATAGTTTTTTTTGAGACCTAAACTATCGAACCTCTTTATGATATCCGAATTGAGCATACCTGTTTGATAAATCAACTCATCAAAATAAAAAGCGTCTTTGGTCTCGATTGTTTTAATTAAAGCCGTTGGATCATTCGTAAAACCGAAGTCAAGCCCATAAATAGCTTTTTCTTCCAACTCCTGCGGTATCCTGTCTATCTGATACCAGTTAGAAAAAATAATCCCCTCCGTAATACCATACTCGCAATCGAAGTGTATCCTCTTGAAATTCTCATCCCTCGAAACCCGCATCTCGATCCTGTTACGCTCCGTTTCAGGAAGGAAAGGATTGTCAGTATAATTTGATTTTATTACAACAGCCTTGTCATAATTTGATAGCCAGTTTTCCATCCAGAATTGAGCGGTTGGGTTAAAGTCGGCAATAACATTCTCTGAACGCCTTGCCAGCTCATCCCATACATCCTTCTTTAATGAGTTGACCTCATTGCCATACAGGTAATCACGCCTTGCACCTAAAGCCTTGTCAATCCTATCAGCCGAGAAAAACTCTATGATTGATCCGGTCGGAGCGGTCCATCTCGATGTTGATATGTTCCAACTTGTTTTCCCCCACAATCCTAAAGGCTTACAAACATTTGATAAAATCCTTATTGCCCCAATGTCAAGGTGCGGTTTGGATTCTGAAACGATGGTTATAATTAAATCCTTGAATCTTAGTGCTATGGAAAATAAAAACAGAACAATATCATATGTTTTGCCTGAACCGGTACCGCCCCTGTGAACGATAATCTTGTTACCGGCCTCAAAGGCTTGTTTGGTTTTATGAAATATCGTGCCTGTTTTTATATTAATATCCATAAGCTATTGGTCTTTAGAATGATTGATAAAATTAATATTTATTGCGTCACCTGAATATTCGTTTTTCGTGGGCGCATTGTAGCCGAGCATTTGATTAATAGCATCTAAAGCCTTCTGCTTATCATATAACTCGATTCTAACATACTCAACGTCAACTATTTCAGGGTCTTCTTTTGTTCCTATATTTTTCTTTAAAATTTTTGTTGATATTGATTTTATACAAGCCTTCTGATCGTCTGTCAATTCCTCAAAATCTTTGCGCTCTATCCATGTTTGGTGCATGTGAGCAATAGAGGAATAGGCTATCTTTTCATGTTCTTTTAAAACCCTCAATGCCGACAGTTGAGCTGTCTCCGCGAGGTTGTCTTGCATATACCTGATACGCTCCTGAATTTCAGGTTTCTTCAAGTTTTCACCTCCAATTGAATAAGCCGTTTTTTCACTATATCCAGCATTTATCGCAGCCTTTGTAGCATTAAGATGCAACACATATTCATAGCAAAACTTCTCCTGTTTATCAGTGAGTTTTGCCATTTCCTCTATATGTCGTTGTTCATCCGTCTTTTTCATGCGCCAAACATAAGTATTTTAAGTTAATAAACCAAATAAATCGGGATTATTTTTCAACTATTTTTAGAGTAGCGTGTTGATTTTTTTTAGGCTATACGCTGTAATGTAGTGCAGCAAACGGCTTCATCGTTTTTCGAGTGTCAAAAATATTTTATTTGCTGAGAAAATTATTTTCTAAAAATAAAAATAATTTGACTAACTGTTTAATTTTTAGACTGTTACGAGCGAAAAGATATACCAATTATTATTTTATTTTATTTCATAAAACTATATAGAGAAAGCCCTATTG